CCCGGGGACATGTTGATGGCTTGGAGAAACCCATCATTATACTGTGCGGCCGCGCCGTTGCTCACAAGGAGCGAAACGGCGTTTACGCGCGCTTGGCACAACTGGGGTAGATGGTTTACGACTCCGACCGGAGAGACATGGGCAAAAGAGTCAATGTATGCGGTAGCAGAGACGGAGGAGTAGCCGGTGAGAATGCAGTTCGTCGAGACAAGCACAGAAAACCGGAGATAACCACCTTCTGACAAGGAGGGAACGGAGCTGGCGGTCATCGTGAAATCCTGGGAAACACCGGCAACCAATACCAGGTTTGCGTAGCCGACGTCAACATCACCAGAAGGCTTGTTCTGGTACACTCGAATCCCGCAAGCGCAGGCTAGAGTGGAAGTGACATGGACTGTGAAGACACTGCTGACGCCGGCATCGATCCAAACATAGCCCTGGCGTTGTTCCACCTCCCCACAGAACAAAACCTGTCCATGGGGGGTGGAGCCCGAATAGTTGCTGTAGTACAGAGGCTGGACAGGGGTTTCAATTCCTGCGAGAGCAGCATTGCTGTTGTCGAAGGTGAAGCCGATGACGCCGCCCGGGAAAACAGAACGGTAGGAAAACGGAGCTATGTTAGGTCTGAAGTAGACCATGGACCGGAGCGGGTCGCGGAAGACGGCCATGTAAGACACCCCGGAAGGGAATGTCGTATAGTTACCGGCGTATGTGGTGGTGTTGCAGGGAATGACGCAATGCAAGTCCACAAGGGAAGTGGGGTTGCAGTCATTGATGGTTGCCATCCGCATTCCGCCGGAACTGGGGTTCATGATCGACCTTACGACCCGACTCGCCGTCGTATTCACGACCTTTGCAAGCTTAGGGACCTTGGCCATAGCAGCGGCAGCCGCCACCCGGTGAGGCTTTGGTTGCTTTTGCTTTTGTATGACCACGACCTTTGGTTGCTGCTGCTTTTTCTGCTTCTTTCTCTTCTCTTTGACGACCACGACCTTAGTCGACATGCTCGCCGGGCCCGGTCAGAGCCACAAAGGCGCAGGACAAAAGCCAAGCTACAGTCAGACGGAGGAAAACCTTCAACTCTCTCCTGGCCCGCACGAGAATGCGAGAAAGGAGACGGGAAAGGTGACCTCGTGGAGAGGGTCGCGAGCGGGGATCAGGAAAGTAAGGGTCGTTGGACAGAATCTCCGGGAGATCCAGGGGTACTGAACTGAAGGGAATCGAACCTACGCAGGAGGAGGAGAAAAGAGGGTTAGGGTAGTGAAAACTCGTTTCGACAGTCCGGCGCACAGCTTGATGAAACAAGGTCACACGGCGCCGCCCACCCCAAACCCAACTAGCAGAACGAGAGCCCCACACGGGAGTTAAAAACCTCCTGCAGGGGGACACTCACCCAACCGTTTTCCAACCTCTGCTGATCGTAGTCCGCGAGGAAGTCCACCACGACCTGGGGAACAGGCCACGGCAGACCGAGGTCGAGGATGGCCCTGTAGCCATAGAGCTCCTGAGCCAGGCCTTCGTAGACGGCCGCTGGGTCCTCCTCCCCTGGATCCGGGACCTGCCAGGCTGATAAGAGCCTGGTAGGCTCGGAGGGGAGAGTTACCGTGTAGCCGCCGACGTCGGCGGTGACTCGAGACAGGAAGGGGGCGTGAGCACCAACAGGATACAGGTCTCCAGCGCAGAGATCGATCTTGACAACCTGCCCCGAAACCCAAGTGACGAGGTCGGCAAGCAAGACCACTTCCTCCACGCTTTCAGCCTGCATAAGGTTGTCATCGCCCACTATCTTCCATGCTCTCTTTTCCCAAACCTCTTCAGGAGGGCACGACAGGACAAGAGACCAGCAGTACGTGAGGACGCAGTCGTTCACCAACGAATTGAGGGCAGACGTCAGGAACTGACCACTGGCGTTCCCGCCTGCTTTCTCGAAGACCTCCCCAGAAGGGGAGACCGTCCAAGTGTAGGCGGCCGTCCTGGCCAGATACTTAGCCGTGTTCTCACTGCAGCCACTCGCAAGAGCCAGCTCTAGAGTCACAGCGTACAGAAGCGCCGCAGACTCCGTCTCGTCGAAGTTGGAGTAATCCAACCCTACCGTCCTGAACTTGTTCATCTCCTCGCTCACATGATCGTGCCACTTCATAGCATCCATAACGACGACGATTCGAGAATGGTCGATTTCGGCCTTCTCCACGAGGTCGCCAAGCACGTGATTAAAGAGCATGAAGGTAAGGACGTCGGAGGCCTGAATGGCCCTCCAACGCCCCTCCGACATCTTCGCCTCACTGTACTTGTCAAATTTTATGTGTGCTCTGTTCAGGGGAATGAACCCCGATTCTCCAGCCTCAATCCCCAGTATGTGCGCCTCTAGCAACATGGAGAGCATGTGCTTGGGGACGCAGTCTACTAAGTCGTTGTAGGTGGCGAAGCGTGTGTCGAAGGGTTCCCCAACGGATGCGGCGGACTTCTTAAGATCCACCACAAGGTCGATGGGACGACGGTCGCCGAGTTTCCACCCTTGGGAGGTGGCTGATCGGACGAAGTCGGCAACGACAAGTTTGACCACCGAGGCCGGAACCCGGGAGTTATAGCAAACATTTTGCTTTAGCTTGGCTGACAGGTAGTCGTTAGGTCCACGAGCATATGCGTGAGACACATACTCAGGACGCACCCGACTGTTCCCGTAGCCCTGCGGGAGCTTTAGCTTGCCATTCCTCTTCAACGGTGACACCAACCCCTCATGCGTCGCATCAGCAGCCGTCACCACCCGTTTAGGCAGGCGGATGCCGGCCAATTGCGGGGGCCCGCTCTCGGCCAGCACCGCCGTGAGAAGTCACTTAAGACCCCTGTGGAGGGGGGGATAATTCGTTGGCAACTTGATTGCCACGTTGATCCCCCCTCCCGCGGCGGCATGGATGCCATAGAGGCGGAGCTGGCGCCCGCTGGCGACAGAGGTGTTCACATAAGCGAGGGATCCGCAGACCCCGTCAGAGGTACCATCGAGCCACTCAACTCCGCTGTCGTGGCGGATTTCGCCAGCCGTGACGACGGTGACTTTGCTAACCGAGGAAGTGGATTTAAGCTTGGTCTTGTCAAAGACCTCGATGACCACCACGTCTCCAGGCTCAGCCGTGCACCGCGCATTCGGAATGAGGAACTTGTTGAATTTCTCGATATCTCCCTCCGTCACAAAATCGACAGTGGCCAACTGCTGCCACTCTCCAAGGCCCTCAGCCATAAAGGCCTTGCCCTCAAGAACTTCCGAGCTGGGAAGGATCACCGTGCATGGCACAGGGTCTGGACCAATGCCCTCGTAGTGCACCTTGGTCTTGTGATAGGTCAAGGGGAGCACGAAG